GTTTAACAGTTAATTATAATAATGCCACTGAAAGAACATTTTTAAGTGAAAAACTTTTACAAGATACTTCTGGAATTATTCCTGGAAGTAAATCTGCAACAATTATAGGAACTCAAATAATAGATTCAAATAGTCTTTATATTTACATCGGAAATATTGTTGGTACATTTACTACTGGAAATACTGTTGCTGTATTCCAATCAGGAGTAGTTTTCCCAGTAGGGTCTGGAACCATTACGGCTGTTACAGTTACAAACAGTATTGCTTATGCATCTATTGTAAAAATTGTTGCATTAGGTAATGGATATAGATTCTATTTGACTGATGTTATTGGAACGCTTTCTCCATATTCTCAAATTGTATCAAAATCAAATTATAAAGCTCTTATCAAAAATGTTGTTAAAATTGAAGGTAGAATTAAAAGAAGTTTTGTTGGATTTAATGGACAACAAACAACATTTAAATTAACACAAAATAATGGGGAAGCATATTTCCCAGATGAAGAAGGATATATGCTAGTGTTTGTTAATGGCATTTTACAACCTCCAACAGTATCATTTATTTTCTTTAATGATACTATTGAATTTACTGAAGCACCGACTTTAGGATCATCTTTCCATGCAATTTATTATGGTAAATTACGTCAACTTGACGATATAAGTTATCAATTTGATTCCTTAAGAAATACATTCAACCTAAAGTTAAATGATTCATTCTACTCATTAACAATTACTGAAGGTATATCGTCAACATCAATTAAACCAGAAAATAATATAATTATTTCTTTGAATGGCGTTATTCAAGAACCTGGAGTGGCATATCAGTTGGTTGGTTCCAGAATTATTTTTGCAGAAGTTCCTAGAGTTGGATCAACATTTGTAGCATTCTCTTATATTGGATCTGATGTTGACGTTATAGCAGCAGAAGTAGTTCCTCCAATTGAAGTTACTGATAAATTAGAAATTGAAGGAGAAACTGAAGATAGAACTGTTGCAATTATTGAGTCATCAAACTCATTAATTACATTTGATTATCTTGGATCTGTTTTGGGAAGAAATGCATCTGCTGTAGCATCATTAGTTACTGGTAGAGTTTCTGATATCCAATTAACATCAGGCGGTGCTGGATATACTTCTAGACCAATTGTATCATTTAACTCTTTGACTGGATTTGATGCTCAAGCTAAAGCTTTGATTGGAATTTCTAGAGTTGTTGTTGTTGATAAAGGACATGGGTATGCGTATCCAACAATTGATATTGATAATACTATTCCTGCTCCACCAATAGGATTTAATAATACTTTTGATGATGTTCGTGCAACATTTGACACGAATACGATTAGATTTGATGAGGAATAACCATAAATAGACACGTAGGAACAGTAAAAAAATGGCAAAACAACTTATAAATGTTGGTTCTCAATCTAATGATGGTACTGGTGACAGTATTAGATCTGGTGCCCAAAAAGTAAATAGTACAATAAACGAATTGTATAATGCTTTGGGTGATGGATCTATTCTTGCAATTGATATTTCTGGTACTACATCAACTCATGTATTGAGATCAAATGGTACTCAATTTGTTAATTCAAAATTGAGTTATAATGATTTAAGTAATTTGCCTACAATTCCTTCTCCACAAGTAAATGTAGATTGGAATTCTACTGCTGGTATTACTCAAATTTTAAATAAACCTACATTATTTTCTGGAAGTTATACAGATTTATCGAATAAACCAACATATGCAAATGTTGCAACTAGTGGCAGTTATACAGATTTAGTTAATAAACCAACACTTTCTACTGTAGCTACTAGTGGAAGTTATTCTGATCTTTTAAACAAGCCAACTTTATTTTCTGGAAGTTATACTGATTTAACTAATAAACCATCCTTTGCAACTGTTGCAACTTCTGGATCTTATAATGATTTAATTAATAAACCAGATTTACAATCTTTAATTGGAGCACAAAATTTAGATGGTTTAACTGATGTTGTAATTTCAACTCCATCAACAGGTCAAACTATAAGATATAATGGAACATCATTTGTAAATTCCAAGTTAAATTACAGTGATATTTTAAATACTCCTTCAACTCTTTCCCCATCAAGAACATCAATTCAGGCAACTTCAGCATCTTTAGCAAATGGTGCTTCTGGAAATATTGATATTTCTGGATTCAAATCTTATGTTTTGTATAAAATTACCACAAATAAAGCATGTTGGCTAACGATATATACCGATCAAACATCTAGAACTGCAGATGCTTCTAGATTAGAAACTACAGATCCTGCACCTGGATCTGGGGTTATTGCTGAAATAATTACAACTGGAGCTCAAACAATTTTATTAACTCCAGGTACTATTGGGTTTAATAATGACTCGACTGTTTCAAATTATATTTACATGAGAGTAGTCAATAAATCTGGAACTACTACTGCAATAGATGTTACATTAAACCTATTACAATTAGAACTCTAATATGGAAAAAGAATATATTGTATCTTTACAAAATTTTGAAGATCTTGAAGAGTTTTATAATGAAATGGAAACTTCTGGGGGCAGCAAATATGTTCCTTCTAGAGAAGTAGAATGTCGTTTGAGAAGAAATATTAGTAGAAATACTCATTATTCCTTAACAGATGCCGAAGCAAAAAAATTAGCTAAAGATCCTAGAGTTGTTGCAGTAGAACTTCAACCAGAAGAAAGGGGAATTCAAGTTACTCCTTTATGGACTCAAACAGGAACGTTTAAAAAAGAATTATTTGATGTTGTTAGTGGTGATACATATTGGACTTCTAATGACAAAAATTGGGGTTTATATCGCATAATACAGGGACAAGAAGTATCTTGGGGAAGAAACGGAACATCTTTTTCAAATCCATCAAACAATACTATTAATGCAACTATACAAACTACTAGTTCAGGTAAAAATGTTGACATAGTAATTGTAGATGAGCATGTGAACCCAAATCACCCAGAATTTGCGGTGAATTCCGATGGTACTGGAGGTAGTAGAGTTAAACAAATTGATTGGTTTCTTGATTATTCTGGATACGTTGGTATCACTCCAAATTCTTCATATTCTTATACTAATGATGGAAGTCATGGAACACACGTAGCAGGGACTGCTGCTGGAAATACTCAAGGTTGGGCAAGAGACGCAAATATATATAACATTTATTTTGCATATCCAACGTCTCCAAGTACAGGTACATCATGGTCAATACTATTATTTGACTATATAAGAGCATTTCATAATAACAAACCAATTAATTCAAATACAGGAAGAAGAAATCCAACTATTGTAAATAATAGTTGGGGTTATACATATGGGTCTAATGTAGCATTAAGTGGATTTTCTTCTGTAAATTATAGGGGTACTTCTACAGTTTTGACTGGATTATCAATTAGTCAAAAAGCAACAATTTTAGAACAATCTGGAGTTCCAGTTCCAAATATTAATTATGTAACGAATGTTCCAGCAAGAGTTACATCTGTTGATTTAGATATTCAAGATTGTATTAATGATGGAATTATCATGATCGCTGCTGCAGGTAATGGAGGATTTCTTTCTGCAAGAAGCACAGATGTTGATTATAACAATCTTTTTATTGCTGCTGGAACTACGTATTATTATGCACAAGGTTGTACTCCAGCAGCCTCATCAAACGTGATTAGTGTCGGGGCAGTTGATTCATTAACTCAAGATGCAAAAGCACCATTTAGTGAATGGGGACCAAGAGTTAATTGCTGGGCACCAGGAGATGCAATTATGTCTTCTGTATATGATCAATATGGTGGTATAGATTTACAAGGGGTTTCAAAATTCGTCAAATCTGATCCTAGAAATTCTTCCTATTATATTACTCCCTGCAGTGGAACAAGTATGGCATCTCCTCAAGTTACAGGAGTATTAGCATGTTTATTGGAACAACAACCATCTATGACTCAAAGTGAAGTTGCAACTTACTTATCGACTGGACCAGGAGTAACATCAAATCAATTACGTAAACAGAAACCAAATTCGGATTGGGTTTCTGCTGGATCTTTACAACCTTCACAATCTCCATATACATCTTTAAGTGATATTGACAATAATAAAGTTATATATTATTGGAAGAAGAGACCTTTAACTGGTCATCTAACTCCATCAACAAACTCAAAATTGAGACCAACATCAGGTTTTATTTTTCCAAGAATTAGAGGTAGACGATAATGGCAGTAGTACCTGGGTCTGGCGCTAAGATTACGCCAGTTTTTGAATATATTAAATTTGGTATTGATTCAGTAATTGTTGAAGAAACTGGTAGTGGATATGATTCTGAGCAACCACCATTTTTAAGAATTAGTAATTGCGGAATTCCTATTAGGGATGCTGTTCTTAAACCAGTAATTATAGATGGGAAAATTGTTGCGGTAAATGTTTTGGATTCTGGTGAAGGATATGATCCATTAAGAATTAAATTTACTCCAGAAGTTCCAGTAAATGAAGAAATTCCAGATCCTGCAGATGCAAAAGTTTATTTAACTGAAGATGGTAAAATTGATTATGTTCAAGTAATAAAAAATGGAGATAAACACTTTTATCCCGTTACTGGTGAAATAAAAGGTGGAGGAGGATCTGGAGCAGAATTAAGAGTAGTATCGCAAACAGTAACTGGATTAGCCTTATTAAATCCAGGAAGAAATTATGAAGTTCCACCATACTTATCTATTGATGGTGGTGGCGGCGGTGGTGCTTTTGGAGTTGCTAATATTGATAATAAAGGAGTTATTTCTAAAAATATAAGTATTACCAATCCTGGGCAATTTTATCAAAAAGCACCATATGTATTATTTGTGGGTGGTGGCGGAGTAGGTGCAAAAGGTTATGCAACTATTGATCAAGGGGAAATAGTTTCAATTACTGTTACTGAACAAGGTAAAGGATATGTAACTAATCCACAAGTTATTTTTGCAAGGGAAGCAACTTTAAAACGTAAAGCTAGAAATAGACAATTATACAATTCCGTTATCTATAACATAACTGGTTTAACAAGAGACGTTATTAGATCAGATACTTCAATTTATGTCGAATCGACGGCAAAATATCCTTCAAGTGGAATTATACTTTTAAATAAAGAAATTATTAGATATACAGGAAAAGATGCTAATAGATTTACTGGATGTAGCAGAGGAATTAATTTCAGATATGATCAAAGGGTAGTTGTAGATTCTAGTCAAGATGATCCTGTTACTGGAATAAGTGCATATAAATTTGAAATTGGAGATAAAATTTCAAGAGTTCAGGAAACTGCTTCCAGTAAAATTGCTATTGTTTATAATTGGGATCCAACAACTAAAGAATTATTCATAGTTTTCCAAGTTGATGATTTAGCATTTATTGATGGTGGATCACCTGGAGATAAAGGACCAATTCAATTTGAAGGTGGAGCAGTAGATGCTAGTGGAACAGCAGAATTACCTCATATTGTCATAGATTTTGATGGGGGAGTAATTTACCAATTAACAAATCCATTAAGTGTTCTTCTCAATAAAAAATTTCAAGATATTGCAGAACTTCAAGGACAAGGTAATGGATATCCAGATTTAGTTAATACTGGTACTACTTTTGAAAATCAAATTAATTTAGATGCAGGACAACCAGAAACTTTATATGGTATTGAAGAAACTGTTGGCGGACAAAATACAACACTTTTTGTAGTTGCAGATCAAATTAAAGATTCTAGTACTGTTTATAAAACAGCAACAATTGTTGATGCATCTTTACTTGGCCAAGGTATAGAACATTATTCAATAATGGATATTCATATGGATACTAGAAATCCAAGTAACTATAATGGAATTCAATTTTTAGTTGGCGAAACTATTGTTGGAAATGAATCTGGTGTTCAAGCAACAGTAAAAGCATGGAATTCGGATACAAAAATTTTAACTGTAAAGATGCCAATTCCATATAATACAGGAGATCCAAATTTAGGATATTTTAATGAATTTTCTTCTAATACTACAGTCGTTGATGCAATTGTTTTAGAACGAGGAAACTCTTATACAA